TGCCATAGTATAAATTTAGTCTCTTTATGTTCTATTTAGTTGATGTTGTCACCACCAGCATTTGGACCAGTTCCTTTAATTGCTTCATAATACTGAACTTGTAGTTCAACAGTGAATTCTTGAATTCCTTGAGCATCATAGGAAAGTTCAATAGGTCCAACCTGAGTTGGGAAAGTATCATAGAAACGATACGATCTTAGAGAAGATCCATCACGATCTAATTGATAGACATAAGCATCTGCCTGATAATCTGCTGGATTAACTAAACCAGTGTTATCAGATAATCTGTTTATAACATTCATCCAGTTTTCAAACGCTGAACGAATAGCAAAATCAGTATCGTTAATTACGGTAACAGTCCATGTATCAAATGTTCTGTCTCCAGCAATTTTAAGAATCCTTCCTCTAAAGGGAATGTCGATCTGAGCAACATTGGATGCTGGTAAATTAGCACCCTTTACTAAGAATCTTGCTTTTTCAAGGACTTCTTGATCTGGTTGAGCAGCATCAGGGAAAGTGAGGACAACTTCAAACAGATTGGCACGAGCACCACCACCTGTCAACTTACTCTTGAAGTTGGAAATAGTCCTTAATGGTGGTGGATTGACTTGGTTTCTAGCCATGATTGTTTTTTAAACCTCTAATTAAACGGAACCGATTACTTCTTCAAAAGCAACACCAGTTCTTGTAGCAACAAAGGTAAGACCAATGAAGTTGATAGAACGTGCAGGTTTGATGAAGATGTCAGCAACTAGTTCGTTAGAATCAATAACTGCTGCTGTGTTGTTAGTCTCATCACAAATAACCACGAAGTCAAAGATACCTCGTTTTGCTTGAACATCTCTTAGGAATGGTTCAATGATATTTACAAAGTTAGTCCTTGTAATTTCATCGTTGAACTCAAAGAGTTGATCTTTAGCAGCAGCAGAAATAGCATCTTCAAGGTAGATGAATAATCTACGAACGTTGATACGATCAAACGCTGATGATTTTCCGAATGCTGTCTTATCACCGAATAATACGATTCCAGCACCAGGAGAGTTAATAACAGGGTTAACTCTATTTGTGTAGAGTATATCTCTCTGTTTTTGTCCTGGATTGTATACTAATTTAACTGCGTTAAGAATAGCACCTCTTGCTGTTCCTGCAGGTGAGAACCAAGGGAACTGTTCGATACTTGTTCTAGCACAAGTTCCAGCAATGTCTCCATTTAGTGGAACATATCTGAATGTGTTATTAAAACGATCATACATGTACTTGTAACCACTATCGATTACACCGTATGTTGTTGAAGTAATGTTACCAGCGTATCCCTTTACCTTTTCAGTAATGGTATCAATGTCATTAACCGCATCAGTATTAGTACTGTTATTGGCATTATCATTAATAAATGCTGTTCTATAAGGAGAAACAAATGCTACAGCATCTTTTCTTGCTTCTGCTACAGCGATACATTTGTTTGCCAAAGCAGCACAGTCAAATTCACCGTAACTTCCAGATCCTTGAAGAATGAAGTCTACTTCAATATCTTCTTTATTTTCAAATAAAGTTAGACCTGAAATAATATCATCTAATCCAGAATTCAAAGCACCAGGTGTAACCAAATCTGTTTTACCACCGTAATTCTTACCACCTTGTAAAGTAAGTTGGTTATTACCTGAACCAGCAAAAATAATTGAATTAGCATCCTGATCCCAATTAGTATCAAGATCATAGTCGTTAGTAGCACCAATATGAGATACTGTTGCTAATCCAACTGCTGACTGACCTACTATTGATTTAGGACCACTTAATCCAAATACATAATTTGAATTAATTTCTAGATACTTTCTCCAGTAAGAAGAACTTCCTACAGAATACTCAGCATCTTTTGCTTTTGAAAGTGATAAATGCTTCTCAAGAACTGTTCCAGCATTACCTGTAACTAATCCTAGATCATCAATCACAACAACGTGAACCTCATCAAATCTACCACCTCTTTCTGCAGCATATGCTGAAGTACCAGGTGTCGATGCTAAAGCATCCCACTCAATAATAGCACCACCAGTTACATTAATGTTTTGCCCTTCAAACCAATCACTAGCATTATTAACAGCCAGTGAAGTTGTCCATGCTGTTGATTGTCCAGCAGTTGTAACGCCAAGATTCTTTTCAGTTCCAAACCTGTAAACACCAGAATCTGCGTAATCTACATTTGTTACTGTTCCGTTAGCATCAATGTGATGTGTTAGTTTAACTGAAATGGTTCCTGTTCCGATATCAGTAACAGTACCTTTAAATTGTCCAGTTAATGGAGATGTTCCACCAACACCTACTGCTACGGCATTATCTGGAACATCTTGAGTTACTACAGATCCTATTGTTATACCGTCTGAACTATTAGTAGTAGTAACACCAAGAACCTGGTCAGCAAGACCATCAATGATTGCTACCTTAATACCATTTGCCCATGTTCCTGGGTTCTTAGCAGCAACTATACAATTTTGATATGCTGTCTCGTCATATCCTAATTGCTGATAATGCTCACCACCTTTAATTTTGATGTCATCTCCATCATCAGTAGCATTTCTTATAGTTTGATCATCTGCTCGAACAATCTGCATTGTTCCACCATAAGCAAGAAAAGATGAAGCAACCATCCAGTGCTCAAAATGCTTGTCTGTACTATATGGTCTACCAAAAGTCTGGAGCAGATCCTCCTCACTTTCAATTAACTGTGGATCTCCTATAGGTCCCTTTTCAAATGGTGCTACCAATGCTCCGATTGATCCACTAGTAGAATCAACTCGCCCAATTGTTAGATCAACCTCTCTTACAACAATACCAGGAGATGCTAAATTTAGTGGCATCTTTTCTGTCTCCGAATTCTCAGATTATTACTGAAATTATTTAGGGAAAGACCCTTTTTCATTGGGGAAACCATGCGTGAACATTACCAATCAGGATATTGCCAATCAATATGTTTCTTTTTAGGTTTTCTATTATTAACTATTCTCTTTATTGTACATACCTTACATTCATAAGAATATGCTGATGGATATCTTCTATTCTTACGAGTTAAATAAAAATCTTCTACTAAATCTTTAACCTTACCGCAGGATCTACATTTTCTTTCCTTTAATAATAAATGTTCCAGACCTAACTGGTCATCAAAATCCATTAGCGATAATCCCACATGTATGATCTATCACCATACTCATCAGTGTGCCACATATCTCCATCAGCATCAATAAAACTAGTATCATCTAAACCATCAGCAATGAATCCAAATGGAGCCATATCTTGTTCTATCTGATTCTTCTGTTCTTCATAAAGTCTTTTCCGAACATCGTTGTCCGTCATTTCTTTGAAATAATCTTGTGCTACTACCCAAGCAAATATAACAAGACACATAGCAAGGTCATCATTACATCCTTCCTCTGCTTCAAATGAATTATGCTTTTGGGCAAAAGTAGTTAATTCTGATATGATATCATAATCACTAACTAATATCTTATCATCCTCAAGCATAGTCTTTAGATTAGAACAACCTAACTTCTTAACTGCTGATGTTGTTCTTACACCTAACTGACATTTCTTACCAGAAAATCCTTGACCAACTATCTGACCATTTCTTCCTCTCATCGATGCCATAAGAAGATTATCATACTCTAAATCATATTGAAGTATACTTGCAACCTGATCTCCAATATCATTTACTTCTACTAATATGAATGATTCATTATATCCCTTTGCCACATCATGTATAATATTAGGAAATAGCATAGGTTTAATTTCATTATTCCTATACTTTGCTACTACCTTATATGGGAAGTTTGTAATATCAAAAACAATAAAGGCAGAATAATCGTTACCCAATCCACGAGCAACGTCAACCGTTATCATATAATTATGTTCTGGTATTGGTGCTTCGTAAATATCAAGTCCAGCATTTCTGTTTATTGGATCTTCAAAAACTAGATTTTTAAGTTTTGCTGCATTAATAAGTGTATTAACAGATCCTAAGAACTCACATTCAAACTCAATCTTAAACTGTTGCTCTGATGTGTTTGCGATTGTTGATTCTTTCCATGCTTCATCTCTACCAGGAACTTCACTCCAATGAACATCAGTTGGAACATATTCACTTTTACCCTTTTCAGCTTCACGCCACATACGATAAAAATGATTCATACCCCTTGGGGTAGAAACTATAATTACCTTAGTACTTTGTCCAGACGTAATAGTAGGATAAACAGAGGCAAAGAAGTCATCAGCAATGTGATTCGGGATGAATGCGAACTCATCAAGAAAGATGACATTATAGGATCCACCACGGACAGCAGATGAAGACGTAGAGTTTGCTGAAATTTTTGATCCATTTTCTAATTCAAGTGATCCTTTGTTCCATGATATTATACCTTGTTGCATCCATCTAGGTAGATTTTCATATGCAAGTTGTAACCTGCCAAGTAAATCCCTAGCAGTGGACGCTTTGTTTGCCAGAATCGCAACATTGACATTATCATTAAAAACAGCATAATGTAATAAGTAAGATACGCAAGTAGTAGATTTACCAGTCTGACGAGGCATCTTACAGATATTAAATCTGGAATTATGAAAATTTCTAATTAACTTCTCTTGGAAGTCATACATGTTAAAAGGAACTAGACCTTCATCAAGAGAAACGATTTTTATATAATTTCTTGCAAAGTAAACTGGATCTTCCTTACATTTAAGGAATTCAACAATTTGATCTTCTGTAAATTCTATAGGGGTATTCGCCTTCTTTAGGTTGGGATTACCTAAGTATACTTCTTGTGACATAACAAATAAAAAACTTACTAATCAGTAAATCCTGCTGCTGCTCCTTTTACTCCAGCATTAGCAGCAAATATTGCATATGTGCTTACTTTCTCTAAAAACTCAACCGAACCTGCTGGCATTGTAAACGAACCAACAACCGTTCCGCTTGCTTCTTCTACAAGTGTTACTAAGTGAGCACTTGTGTCAGTATTAACTAAACGCACAACAGTAGCACTACCAAATGTACTTGCTGCTCCTGTTGATGTAGCACATGCTGCTTCAGCACCTTTAATCAAAGTTCTTGACATTACTCTTACTTACACTATAAAGTTATTTAGAAAGGACCAAATGTTTGAGCTGTTGGACCACCATTAGCCGAAATAGTTCCAGGACTTACAGCAGCAGCAGTTGGATCAGTTGAAGACTGACAACATAAAAGTACAGTACCACTTATATTTGTAAGTGCTGATGTAGGTGGGGTAAAGTTGGATGTATAAACTGCCGTTCCTTTTACAGCACGGAGGTTTGAAATATAACCTTTACCATATTCCCCGTAAAGAGTTACCCCAATATTTACACCAACTGTTCCGCATTGCCCAATATTATAATTCCAGCTATGAGTTGTTGGTGCTTTAACTCCATCAATAAAAAACATTAAAGTTCCAGATTGTCTTACCCATGCTACGTGAAACCATTGATTGCCTGGAGGAATTGTACCAGAACCTAAATGTTGATTATTCCATACCCGAATATCTTGATTACCATAAGCAAAGAGAGTGAATTTATTTGTTGGATGACATTTATGATCATAAAAGACTATAAAGTCACCAGGATCTCTGTAAGCAAAACACTCTATGGTAAAGTCGCCAGTTCCAAAATGAAAATCGGTACTACCAGGTATAATCAAATAATCGTCAGACCCATCAAAGTAAACAGAATTACCAATTGTTGCTATTGAAGTATCTGCAATAGTAACAGTTAAAGTATTACCAACCTGAGTAGTTCTTCCAGAATCACTATAAACTTTAATAGTAACAGTTTCTGTACCCTCAGTTAAATTATCTTCATCAACCGTATGTGAGAAAGTAGCAGAATTACTTGATATAGATGCTGTTCCTGTTAGTGCTCCTGATGAGAAATCCCCAGAAACTACACCAGTTAATTCCCAATATAAATTAGTCCCATCATCAACATTAGTAGTTGAAATAGTAGTAGTAAAACTTCCACCCTCATCTACATTAGTAGCAGATACTGAATGAGTATATGTTGGAAGAGGATCAGCACTAGACCCTACAAAACTCATCATAGAAGAATAAGCAACCTTTGTTGCCTTTACATCAGCACTACCTTCTAAAGTATCTGTGAAATATTTTTCAGTATATACAACATCACTAGCAGGAACCATAAATGATCCTACAACTGCACCAAGATAATCTTTTCTAGTTACAAGGATATTATCATCACCACTATTAAAAAGTCGTACAACAGGAGCGTTGCTAACATTAGTAGCAGATCCTAGATTTGTTTCAGCAGATAATATTTTCATTCCAATTCTGTTTTTAGATATTTAGGTGTTCTAATTTCAATATTCTTAATTTTTTCCTCCAATGTCCTTAAATCGATTGGAGGTTCAAATTTTTTCACTTTTCTATCAGCATCAACATATACTTTAAAATGCCGACCAGGTGCTATTGCCATTACATTAATCCAGCTAGCCTCAATCTCTTTTGCTGATTTTTAGTCATATGTGAATCTGGATTAAACTTTTGACGTTTTGATTTCCTTTTATCCTTTAATCCCCTTTTTGGTGTCGCTGCTTCTGCTTTTCTTGCAGCATCCTGTGCTGCTTTATCATCCTTTGGATAACGACCAGAAGTTACAGGAGGATTTCTTTTTTGAAATGCTGCTTCCTCTTTATCAGCCTTATCTTTTTTTGCTTTAGCATCTGCTTGTTGCTTAGGTGTTCCCCAAGGTTTTGCAGTTTCACCTTTCCCAATTACACCATCACCATACTTGTCCTTTAATTTACCAAATACATGATCAAATGCTGGATCAGATTTCTTTGATTGAAGAATTCCCTTAGCACCAACCGCAGTCATTGCAGCACCAGCTATTTTACCCCAAGGAAGTTTAGATGCTACTGCAGCAACACCTTCTGCCATTTCCTGTTCAAGTGGAGACAAATGAGATCCAGATGTTCCATACTTCTTAATCTTATCCTTTGTTTTCTTAAAATACTTCTCAGTATTTGCTCTAACCTTAGCACGATTTTCATCTTTTTTAGATTTTATGACAGTATTCTTTTTAGGATTAACTGTTTTCTTTTCTGTATTAGAAATTGTTTTATTTTCTTCATCTGGAATTACTACTTTAGGGCTAGTTGGTGGAGCAATTGCTTTAGCTTTCTTAGTAGGTGGAGTTGGAGGTGAATCAGTTTTTGCTACCTTTTGACCAACCTTTATACCAGCAGTCAAACCAGCAGCACCACTAACACCAGTTGCCACTTTACCTAATAATTTATTTTTAGATACAGTTACTTTTGGTTTTAAAGATCCTTTTCCACCAGTAAACTTAGGAGGATTTGGATTGCCAGTAACTGCATCTGATGGAACGCTTGCTCTCTTATTCAATGCCATCCATTCTTTAGCATTTTTTATTTTTCTTTGTGTAGCCTTGGATCCCTTACCAACTTCTGATGCTTTAACATCAATAGTTTTAGGTTTTGCAGGTGATTTTACTTTAGATAAATTTGCTTTTGGTGGATTTATTACTTCAGTTTTCGTTACTGGAAGTTTAGTTGTTTTTGCTACAACTTTCCTAGTTGTTGCTACAGCAGTGCTTCCACCCTTAACTACTGCTGATTGTGGATCTGGTAATTTCTTAGCAGCATCAACTCTACCAGAATATGTTGTTGCTTTTTTGGACTTATCAATAGCATTTTTCATTCTAGTTGTAAGTTCCTTTGCCTTTTGTTGCTTTGGAGTCTTTCCTTGTAACTTGGCAAGAACATTCATTCCCTTAGATCTTATCTCTTTGGGAGTCATTCCCTTAGTAACTTTATCTTTAGTTCCCTTTAATGCCTTAGTTGCGGTTGTAGATACGTTAGTTGATTTTGGTGGAACCGTTGATTGAAAATCAACTTTAGGTAATTTAGTTTTAACAACCTTTGCAGCACTTATCTTTTTAATGTTAATAGCTCTATTTGCTATCTGTTGACTCTTAACAAGTTTATCAGCAACATCTTTTGCTGGATTTAATAAACCTTTATTAACACTACCACGCAATGCTTTACCAGATTGGTAAGTACGTGCTGGAAGTTCTTTTACAAACTTACCGACTTTATCAATATCTTTATTTGCTCTTGCCCAATTCTGAGGATTCCTAGCAAACTTTGCTACAGTTTTTATATCCTTTGCTCCTCTCCTAGCAACAAACTTAGCAATTTTTGGAGCAACTTTTGCTACTATCTTTGCTCCAGCAAGAGCACCAGATACTAATCCTTCCTCAAGAAACTCATCTTCTACATCATAAAATTCAATAATTTCTTGATGAGAGAATCCATGCTCATACATTGCTTCGATATCTGCTTCAACTATCTCTACAATTAAATTCTCAAGATCTGCCTCATAAGAAGCAGCAACTACTTCTTTCTTTTTATCCTTATTCTTCACCATTAAGTTATAGTTTACACCAGTAACAT